AGACCCAGTGCGAGGGCTGTCATCTCCTCATCAACACCAAACCAAGTATTCTTTTGACGCCAAGTTTCTGCCTTGAGATCAACGACTTGCTGTGGTGCTTGTGCCTGTTGATTGCGTTCTACCCCAGTTTCTTGGGTTTGTAAAGTAGGTTTATAACTTTGGTAATCACGGAGTTTGAATTTTGCGTCCGTCATCGCCTCTTGTGCATCAGCAATTGCGTCAGCATCACCAGCCTCATAAGCCTCTTTTAACTTCTGTTTGGACGCAGAAAGCTCATCTGTGGCGGTCTTAGTAACCGCACCTATAAGCATTTTCTCGCCAGCGCCCAGCCTTTGTTTAAGCGCGTTGTTCTCAGCAATGTATCGCTGGGCTACAGTAACGGCTTCTTCCCGCTCACGCGTGGCTGACTCTTTAGCCCTGCGCTCGTCATGCCAGACCTTCTTCATCTGACCCAGACGCTGCTTCACCTTAGTGGAATACTCAGCCAGATCATCCTTTTCTAGCTCATCCACCATTGCTTGTGGCAGTGGCTCCCGGTTACGGTCTGCTTCAGGCGTATCGTCTACGACCTCAACCTCGACCTCCGGGCTTACCTCCACTTCTACAGTGGAGCCTTCGTCAGGGAACTTATATGCTTCTTCAGCCATTTGATTCTCCTATGCGCGAGCTATGCCACGGGGGTCTTGAACAACACCCTCGACATTGTCGTCGTTGATAAGACGGAATTCCCGTCCATGAATTTTCAGCCGCGACCCAGTATTAGGGCGCACCAAAACAAAATCACCTTCTTTACACCATCCGCCAGACGGAAACCGAACCGCATCCTTATAACAATCAGGGCCGAGTGCCATGACAAACAACACCGTGGTCAACCGTTCCTCATAAGTTTTTGTAACGTCAGCTTTAACAATGCCACTCTCGAACTCGTCTTTAATCTCAGGAACCATACATAGAACATGAAACCCTGATGGAACTGGCATCTGCTTGGCTTTAACTTCTTCTTGCGGTATCTCAGTCATCGTCATCTTTCTCCATTCTCTTTTGCAGGTCTTGGGCTAATTCCTTTGCAAAATCCAGACCCTGAATGACTCCGCAAAGTTTTTGATACTCGCTGTAATCTTTCGCAGCACCACGACCTAAGTGCTGTTCTATTTCTGTGCGCCGCTCATCAAGTTTTGTTTTGATGTAATCAAATGGCGTGGAGAAACTCATTTAATAGGTTCCTTTGCTTTCTGCTGCGCTTGCATAAGAGACTCTCTTTGCGCCGCTTCCATTTGCTGCCGCCGCTGTTGGTCTAGCTGCTCACGATGCTTTGTGTAGTCAAGAACCTTATCTTTAGAATGCCTAGCCGCTTCAGCACTAGACCGATCCTGCGCCATGCTTTGCTGTTGGGTTAAAGAAGTCTGGTGCTTCTGAGAATCAGCCATCAGCTTCGCCGCATCTATCTGTTGGCGACCTTGAATCTCAGTCCCTTTAAGCTGAAGCTCTTGCTGTTTAAACGTGCTATCAGCTTGATCTTTCGCTGCTTTACGCTGCACTTCACTCTCTTTAATTTGAAGTTCTTTCTGCTGCATCTGCATCAACGGGTCTTGTGCTTGTTGTTGCGCCTGTTGCTGTTGTGCTTCTGCGCTGTTCTTCTGCAAGAGTTTTGCTGCTGCCTGTGCTGCAAGCTGCGACAACTGCACCTCAATCTCAGGCGGCAACGTGCGATCTTCTGCTTCCATGCCTTCTTCCTGCATTGGGGGAAGTGCGGCTCCAAGTTGTTTCTCAATTTCTTTGCGGTACTGGAACGCCACATGCTCCATGACATGCGCCATACTCGCAGCCCCAATAGCCTGTGCCTGCGGGTTCTGCCCCAGAATCTTCTGAATCTTGGGGTCTTGCAAAGCAGCCATGTGAACGCCCAAGTGGGCTTCATGGTCTTGCAACAGGAAGGCTTTTACCGGTTTGCCATTCATCAAATTCATGTTTTCAGAAACGGGGTCAACTGGTTTCATGTCCGTCTTGTCAGGGACAATCTTCTCTGCGTTTTTCACGCCCAGCGTTTGAATCATCTGCCGGTGGAGATAGGGCAAGTCATATATCTGCGGAGCGCCAGCAGACAACTGAAGCACAGCTTGGAACTGAACAACACGTTGACTCATCGTTGAAGCGTTAGGATCGGACACAGGGATGATATCCACCATGTCGTAGTCGGCTTTCTTAGCTTTCTTGCTACCAACTTCCGGCTCGTAGTCGTATTCTTCTGGGGTGTTGTCACGGATAATTCCCGCAAGCAACTTGAACTCCTGCTTCATCGAATAGTGAATCCGCGCCTGTACAGCGCTCATCACCTTCAACATCCGCTCCAATATTGCCAACGTAGTCCCAACTGGGGACTGTGCCGACATATCACTGACCTTCAAATCACCTGTAGCTGCAAACCTCTGACCGTCCGCAACAATCTTATCCATCAGCGCAGCCAAGACTTGGCTAGGCTCCTTGTATGGCAGGGGCAGTATGTTGTCCCTTATCGCGCCACTCGGCAGATCAACATCACGGAATTCGCCGGGGGAGATAGGGGTGTCATCTCCTTTGATGCGAAGTCCACGCGCCTTTAACCCGCCGGGAAGGTTACTCAATGTGCCAGCATCTACTAGCTGACGAATAAGGGATGTGGCTGCTCGCGCATGTCCACCGATCAGATGTATCAGCCCGAAGTAATAAAACCCAAATCCGGGGATGTATCCGTAATGCACGAAGTGCTGGCGGCGAGCTTTAAGTTTGTCATCCTCAAGCCAATTACGCCGTACAGCCAGTATCGTGTTAGTGCCTTTCTCCATTGTTACTACATAAGGCAGGGCTATACCTGTAGCTTCCCCGTCTTCGTCTTCATCAGCATAACCATCCAGATCAAGGTCAACATGCATCTCCAGCAATTGGAAACGGTTATCTACCGTGGCTGCAAACCCTTGATCTTTTGCCTTCTGCTTCTCCACCTCGTCCATTATTACAATAGGGTCACCAAGATCAACATCACGGTAGAACCCGGCTACCTGCAACCGGCGTAACTCATTCTTGGTCTTTCGCATCCGGTGTGTTACGCGTTCTGCGCTTTCCAGATTAGCTGTGCCATAAGAAACAATGATGTCTTCCGCAGGGATGTAAACCGCTGTCTGCCGATCCATCGACGGGTCAAAGTAAATCTTCTTGAAGGCGTTGCCTGACAGACACAGACTTAACAGAAGCCGCTCATGTTCAGGTCTGTATTCCCGCATGACCTCAGTCAGTTCGTAGTTCATGTCGGCGGCAACTCGGACTGAGGCTTCGTTCTTCTCGATAGTCTCTTTGCCGAGGATTACAGTCTTCACCGGGCCAGCCGCCGGGAATGTCTCCATGATTGTCTCGGACTGGAACTTAACTGCGCTCTCCATTAACAGCGGATGCGTAACTCCACAAGCTCCCTGCCAAGGTTCACTGCGCTCTTCATACTTCAAACCAAGTAGCTTCAACCCGTCTACATACGTGGTAAGCCATTCTTTACGTGAATTGATATCGTTGTCGTAGTCTTCCAGCAGTTCACCAGCCAAGGTTGAAAGCTGGCCCTCGTCCATCTCTTCAGCTAGGTTGCAACCAAACTCACCACCCGGCTCTATCTCAATCTCCATCCCGCCAATCCCAATCTTTACGGACTCAGGGTCTTCAATCTCAATCTCAATATCCGGTTCATCCACGAGGGACTCAAGCCCTTGGGGAGCTTGATACAGTGCTTTATCTATATTAGTAGCCATGTTTTTTCCTTAGTAATACCCCAAACCCTTACGAGATTTAAACCGCTTAACTGCTTCCGGCTCATCTGAGGGCGCTCTTATAAATCCACCTTGTCTGAAACGAAGAAGGGCTTGGCTTGTTGAATCGACCAAGTCATCGTTGTCACCATATGGAAACGCAGCCATCTCCTCAACTACCTCTTCAGCCCAACGGGTGTCTGGACACCAAACCAAGCCAGAGGCAAACATGTCAGATATAGCGTTTACACGGGCAATCTTATCCGAACCCTTGGTGGGCGTGTATTCAGAAACAGGTATTCCCATGCTCCGCATCTCGTAAATCAAGGGCGCTCCCGCTGCTTTCTTCTCCACAATCAAGGTGTCTGGGTTCCACTGCTTCCAAAACTCATACGCAGCCCGTTTCAAGTCAGGGAACTCAATGCGCTCCTTAAATGCATCCAAAAGAATCACATTAGCGATGTCTTTACCTTCGTTATTTGTCCGGTAGAAGATGCCCCATGTAGTGCAAGCACTGTAGTCAGCCCTGTTGTGCTTCTCAAATGCTGTGTCCCAAGACTGAATGATGTAATCGCACTTAGGCGCTCTGTCCTCTTCCCAGATGTTCCACATCTCCCGCTTAATTATGGCTCCCTGTTCAGATGTTGGATTCTGTTGGTATTGAGACTGCCACTTGGAGACAGGAATCTCCGCCATGATCGACTCAAGCTCGCTTTTGCTCCAGAATTCAGGCCATAAAGGATTGCCAGAAGGCATTAACGCAGGGAATTCAATGACTTCCCATTGATCCCCGCCTCTGGATGCAGAATGCTCCAGTATCTGACCCGTCAGGTCGCGCTTTGCCCATCGGGTCATAACCATGACTATGGCTCCACCCGGCTGTAAACGCTGTCTAGGCCCAGATGAATACCATTCAAACGTCTTATCATAGATTTTTGGGTCATTCTGCATAGCTTCTTGCTCAGAATGAGGGTCATCTATGATTAAAAGGTCTGCTCCCTTACCCGTTACAGCGCCTCCAACGCCGATAGCAAAGTATTCACCACCCATATGGGTGTTCCATCTACCAGCAGCCTTGGAATCAGCAGACAACTTTGTGTTGAAAACAGCCTGATAATCAGAAGAACTGACAAGGTTCCTCACTTTTCGTCCGAATCCGACAGATAACTCCGCAGTATGTGCCGTTTGGATGATCTTTTTGTCCGGGAACTTACCTAAAAACCACGCTGGCAGGAGAAAAGAGGCAAATTCACTCTTAGTATGGCGTGGAGGCATGTTTATTATCAGCCTCTTCAAATCCCCACTGGCTACGCGTTCAAACGCGTTAGCCATAACCTGATGATGTTTACCGGGAATGAACGCTGACCACATGTCCCGGACAAAGGACATGAAGTTTTCCTTGTTCATGTCCTTCTTATGAGACTGAAGCAGCGTGTGTATCTTCCCAATCTCCTTGGAGTTGGGAGGTAATGAAGCAAGGAGCGTCTTGTAACGCTCTAGTTCGTCTCTGGTAAGCATTAAAGCGCGGAGATAGTCTGTATTGATCTATCTTCTATTCTGATGCTCCTGCACTTCTTGCCCCGGATGGAGATCATCCCAGCCTTGTATATCTTATGGACTATACGGTGGATGTTGCCACGAGCTTTAAGACTTAAGCCTTTTGCAATTTCTTCATACGAGGGAGATACACCATGAATATTGATGTATGCGCGTATGAAGTCATAAACGCGGCGTTGCTGGTCAGTAATCATGCACTCACCTAAATGAATGTTAATGAGAACACTTTACAACACTAGCCGTTTAAACACAACAAACTATAAATTCGCGTTACCCGGCTTTCGCTCCCGTCCTGTTACTGCCCGTTTAAACAGGGAAACGTGATTTAGTTAAGGTATATCTTAACTAAACAAGCGCTACACGATAGCATCCCCCGTTTAAACGCTATAAGTCTCCACGGGAAAAGTTTCTATTTTTTTTATGTAGGGGGGGGGGAGGAG